CGCGTCCGCACCGCCGGTGGCGTGGCGCGATTTGTGTGCATCAAGTGCTTGGCTTACTTCAGCTACCTCCTGATCTGTGTATGCTTTCGCCCTCGCTTCTGCTGCCTCTGCCTTCGCCTGAGCACCGGAAGGGGTTTCATGTCCGCTATGGGGAGCTGCAGCGACCTTGTGCGAAGTTAAAGCATGAGATAATAAGAATTGCTGCAACTGCCTTTTTTGTAAAGGTTGTAAGCCACGCGTTATAGCGTTTTTGTTGTTTGTTGTTCATCGCCTCACCCCTTTGTATTTAATTGTTTTCTACGAGCAGCGTTTAAAGCTGCATTACGACGCATGATCTCTTTTTTACTTATTTTTTTAGGAGGCTGATTCTTAATATTGCAGACCTTAATTAGAGTAAGAAGGCGGTTAAGATGCCAATTTTGACACTCAAATGGTATATTTAAAGCGATCATCCAATAATAGATAAGCTCTGCCGTAATCTGTTCCCTGCTTGGTTTTACTGTTTTATCATCTGAAAAATAAGTTGCAGTCATTGGAGCATTTATGTAATTATTAATCTCTTCGATGTTTTCGTTTGTGAGATAATTGTAAACTTCTGGATCCACGTTTGGCGTGATTGTCATGCATTTTATATAATCCAAAGTTTCTTCAAAGGTTTTTTCTTGTTTTGACAAAAACGGTTTACACCATTTTGATTCCCATTTTGAAATGGAGACGAGGGAATGCTCCAGTTGTAACGTCTGCTCTTTTGTGGTGATGAATTCCTGTTTCCGCTCGTCCCATAATTCGACGGCTGGTATTGTAATCTGAAGCATTCCTCAATCCTCCTTAACTTTTTATTGTTGTTTAACCGGAGCTGCTATTTTAGGGGTATCTGCCGGAATAATCCCGTTCACAAACTTTGCTGCTTCCTCTGCATTTGTTGCTAATTCCATGAATAATTGAGAAAAGGCTTCTGTCTGAGAAAAGGCAGTAGAAAGTTCTTCTGATTTAATAAACCTTTTTCCATCAGGAGACTTCTCGCCGTAAGCCTTAAGAATAATTTCTTTAAAGGTCTTAATAATTTTTTCGCCGTCCTGAGCAGCGACAATCTTATTAAGCATTTGAGCCATACCACCAGGCATGCTTAATTCCATTTCCATAATTTCTGCCTTGGAGAGATTGAAGTAGAAGTCCTCTGTTCTTTCGTTTCCGTCATAGTCGATGTAAGTTATTGTTTTTTTCAACATAATAATTCTCCTTTCGAATAAAAATATAATAGGGAGCCGCCAGCCGATAATCCTGAATACGACTCCCAAAATAAGTTTAAATATAAACAGTTAATTAACCCGCAGCAGGAGTCATCAAAGTAATAATCTCATCGGGAAGAGGTAATCTCGGATCAACACCGTCAGTGCCGCCAGGAGTTGTCGGATCTTTACCATACAGAATTTCTTCCAAAGCAGCCAGTTTAGTAGGATCAGCCTTGGTAGAATCGATGGTTATATAAGCCGTAGGTTTATAACCGGTTACATTAACAGGAGTAGTGGTAATTTCCCAAGAGAAAGTAATTGCCTCCGGACTATCATTGATAGTTGAATAACCCTTCTCTGAAGGAGCTGCAAGTGCGCCATAAATGATGTGAAGCTTATAGCCGTAATAATTACCATCAACATCGTTGCCAAGAGTGGTAACATAAGAAAGACCAAAGGGTTTACGAGACTGCTGTCCAATCATAACACCTTTTGCAATCTCGGCAGACCCATCGCACTCAGCAAACTCATCCGGATAAGTATAAGCCTCGATAGTAGCTCCGAACTCTTCGGCGGAGATAAGATTAAGATATTTAATATCGTCGGCATAAAGGGGTGTTGCTTCCGCACCGGAAGGATTCTCGGTAACGGATATAAGACCATTCCACGCAACGCCTTTCGGATAAGTGCCTCCGGGTCCTTGCGGATAAAGCACGCCCTTTTTAACACCAGTTTCGTAAAAACGTTCTCCGATTTTATCCCAAACAATTTTAGCCATATTTTTATCCTCCTTCAATCAAAAGTATAGAATGAAAACATAATGATTTAGATTGTCCGATTGAAAATGCCGATTAAATCGACAAGTAGGTAAAGCTGTGACCTTATCTACTATCGGACTATCTGGATCCTCATCGATAACTGTTACCAAATATTTTTTCTTAGATAAATAAACCCCGTCATCTGCAAACGAGTTCTCAATATTATCGAGACCGTAAACAATGGCGGGATAATTCATCTTTACTGACTCAGGGGGTTGAAAATACACATTTCGACTTCCAAGAATATTCTCGAATAAAGTCTGTAGTTCTAGCCTACTGGGCATTGTATACACCCTCTATAGTCAGTATTAGTCTGGGGTTGAAAATACACATTTCGACTTCCAAGAATATTCTCGAATAAAGTCTGTAGTTTTAGCCTACTGGGCATTGTATACACCCCCTATAGTCAGTATTAGTCTTGGGTACTGAACTTCAACATTTGTAATCTTCCATTTAGCACCCATAAACTCAACGTATCGCATCGAATGAAAATTCTGATTGGCAAATGGATCGGATATAATGCTGATCTCATTTGCGACATTGATGTTGTCGTTGAGTTGATCGGCAGTTTGAAGCTTACGAGTATTTCGAACAAGATCTCCATAGTATTTTCTCTCGGTTATTTGCTCTTTCCATACGCCAGGCTTCGTTTCCACCGTTTCAGCATAACCAATTACTCCGTACCATTTCGCCATTTTGAATTTCTCCTTTGCTAATTATTTAATTTAACCGGCAGATCCCGTTTTCAACTCCAGAGCAATTGCAGAGTAAGGTTTAACCAAAGCGCCAGAACAACGAGTCTCAATCAGGTACTTCTGAGCATTGTAATCGATGTCGAAGTCATCAAACATATTAACTGCTCCGCCCTTATCAGCTCCAACGGTATAATCTGCAAGATTTACGATCAATCCCATAAGAAGAAAAGTATCGCCATAGTTATCGGTTCTTACAAGATCTTCCATTACCGGAACTGTTACTATTTCTTTAACGCGAAGAGCTGTAGCCAACTTATCAACGGAATCGTAAATTACACGGCCGGTAGAATCCTCCATAAGGAGACAAAAAGTAAGTACATCCTCTGTAGTATACAGAGTTGGTTCGCCGGAACCTTTGTAATGCTTTCTGGACGCAATGGCGGTACGAATAAATGCCTTAGCTATCTGGTCAGAAGTAGCATTTGGATAATCATCAACTTCAACCGGAGCCTTAATGGTATACAGATCATCATCCTTCCAAATAGGACGAATGTTCTGCTCATTGATCTTGTCATCGGAAGAGTTAAGACGACCGTCACCGACAAGAATGGCTCTGGCAATTTCCTCATCAAGCATCATACGCATTTCGGATTTGATCCAAGCAACAACATCGAAATCAGTGATATCAACTATATCATCGCGATCCAGCTTCTGTTTCTTATAGATGGTGGTCGGAGTGGTTGTACGCTTAAGCAAAGTAAACACTTCATCTTTCTTCTGTTTACCCTTGATATAACCTTTAGCTCTGGCATCATCCTCTGTAATATTGGCCAGAATAGACTTAATGCGGGAGAAGGGAGTGCGATGGACGGAGCTCATAACCTTCTGAACCCATCCCATATCTCTCTGAATGAACTGCGGGGTATCTGTAACATTCCTTGCATCAGGGAACAGATAGTCAATCTGCTCGATACCGTGTGCGAGAACACTATCCTTAAGACTTCCATAACGTTTAGCGTCGGCGAAGATAGCTTCTATGTCGGAATGACTAAGAACATCCCTCTTAGCGTCTTCATTATCAAACACATTATGTTTCATAGTTTTATTTCCTCCTTTAGAATTATCATTATTATTGTCATCTTCAGACTCTTCTTTTTCTTCAAGAGCCTGTCCGATCAATGCATAAACTACCATTTTCTGTTTTTCGGTAAGGGTGTTGAAGACGTCGGCAACGGTTTCCTCGTCTTCAGATTTTTCATCAGTCTTATTTGCGTCTTTTGAATCTTCTTTATCATCCTTTTCATCTTCATCGGCATGAAATAGAGAAATTTCTTCACCAGTATAGATAATAGCTTCATCATCAGACTCTTCGCCATGAATCATGACCGAATCAATAAATGCCCCGGGATTTGCTCCTGCCAAAACAAGACTAACCTCACGAATATCTCCATGTGTAACATAAGAGCCTTGCTGTTTCAACTTATTTGCATAAATAGAAAGGGCTGTTACATCTCCATGTTCAACTAAAAGCTTTGCGTTTTTTCCTGATTCTGTTTCGTTGAACTTACAATATGCGTAAACACCTTCTTCACGATTCTCAAGCAGAGCATGTCCAAGAACGTTAAGAGGATCGTTGTGCTGGTGATTCCATACAAGAGGAACCATCTGTCCGTCATTATGCTTAAATGCGTCTTTCATGATAATTCTTCCATCAGAGCATTTAAGATTATTACGGGTAGCCCAGCCGCTGAAATCATACGTCTTCATTTTGATTTTCCTCCTTTAATTCGTTATTTGACATCTCGATCTTTTCTCCAGTCGCATCATTTGATGGGTCGGTTTGATCATCCTTAGGTTGACTTATATTCTTATTCCTAAGTTCATCCGCTCTAGGATCGTCCGATGGCTTCATTCCAATAATCTGTCTGATTTCGTTCGATGTCATTATCTCGTTTCGAGTAAACTTGTCAGCAATTTCAGAAATTTCGTTAACTGGAACAAGCTTGAATGGATCCCTAAAGAACATAATCGACTGTGATTGTGACCGAGCGGTTTTGGTTAGAAACTTTCGTTTCATTTCATCAACAATAGCCGAAAGAATAGGTTCAATTGTTCGGTTGTAATAATTGAGCATTGTTTTGTCGTCAGCAGTACCATCTAATATACTCTGAGTGATTCCTAACTGGCTATATAACATGTTCGTTAGATATTCAATCTGTTTCATTAGATTGTTTTCGACTGGACGATTCAACTGCGTAATACGCTCTGTAGCATCTGTATAAGCAATACCGTATTTTGAACCTGCTAATTGATCTGCTATATCTTGACGCCGTTTATCGGCCTGTTGACGCCTTGCCTCTGTCTTAATGACATATGGTAATTGAATAATCAAATCCAACTTACCAGAGCTGCTTTGTTCGTCTACAACATCCAAAAGGTTAAGTTTACGAATAAGTCGCTGCATAGTTGAATTTGGTTCATTAATAACAGCGTATAGAGGATTTTCTACAATACCAACCGTTCTTTTCGGTACCACGATATCCTCTTTACGACCTGTTCTCTCATTATAAACACGAACCTTAACATGACTCGGATACCATTCCAAAATTTTTCCGGTTCGCATTGAGAGAATATCATAAGAACCAGTAATTTCGGGATTAAAAGTTGTGTCAACTGGAACAATAGCCACACATCCTTCATCAAGCATTGACATAACGACGTCCTGAATAAAAGCTCTTCCGGTTTGATCAAGGTTGGCTTCAACGGTGAGACAGTTGTTTAACCCCGAATCGATGACGGATACGAAACGATTGTTTTTGTCAAGTCTTACATGCTGAATGCTAACCGAAGAAGCGTCTAAAGCAATCCGATTGTATACTGAAGTTACTATCGAACGCTCATTTCCGCGTGTTAGTCTCGGTCTATCCGGACGATAAGTATAGCTAGTTCCAACATTTTGGAAATAATCGGTGGGGTCTTTGTTAAAAAAAGCATTCCATGCATGTTTTAATCTGGAAGTAAACGAATACTCCATTTTGAATTACCACCCCCATTTTTGTTTAGATCTTATTGACTACGGTTTTTCTGTATGCCACTTTCCCTGACTCATAGATCCCATTTTTTAGTTGGTTCATGTTATACCCTTGATCAGCAAGAGCCATGAAAACTCCAATTTCTCCTCGTTTGGCTACAAATCGCACAACTTTACCAGATGGTGATGTTAAGCCGGAAACTTTATCGTTCATCAAAGAAGCCATCTTTTGATTGTAAGAATTAATAGTGGCCGCACTTAGTTTACCGGATTTATTAACAGCGTTTGGGTCTTTCATTAACTCGTTGGCATATTTCATTAATTCTTTCGAAGATTTTTTACGGGCCTTCTCCATAATTTTCGAGGCATTTTTCTTAACCCATTTGTTATCTTTTTTAGTCAGGTGGCCAAGTTGAGCCGGGGTTCTTCGAACACCCCATTTCATTCCGAGAATACCGTAATGAGCTAAAGAATTTTCCAACAACAGCCCTCCTTTCCTAACTAGGCTTCTTAATTTTGGGAGTAGATAAAGATTTTTCTCGGTTAAAAATAATAATTGGTGATAAAGAAATCTTCGCTAATCGATCGCCATCATCAATTACCATGTTATACCCATCTTTTTTAAGCTGGTTAAAATATGCCTCTCGAAGCTCAGGCTTTGCAACCAAAAGGTAGCTAAATCGTCTATAAGCTCGATCTATGTCTTTCGGATCTGTTAGATTTTCAAGACGCTTTTTAGGTATAAACAGTAAAGGAGATGCTTTCTTAAATGTAGCAAGAGCTTGTTTATCCTTACTCATTAACTTGACAAACTCATCCACTCTTTTCTTCTCTCCTGGCGAAAC